TCTCCGTGGTCTTCACATTGATCGTTTTCATGGTTCTTTCTCCACGACCACGATGATCTTGTACCGGTTGTCGAGGTATGACTGAAGCCGACGGCCTACAGTGTGGTCGTTATCCGCGTCCATCGGCATCCGGCCGACCTCGAAACGATCCGCCATATTCCCATCGTGGTCATAGATCAGCAAGATTACCATTTGCTGATCCTCGCATGGGTGACACATCTCACCCGCCCCGTGCAACACGGGCGTATTCACCATATTCACGATGTCAAACAGCATGTGGGCGCGTTAATCCAGTACACCGCCGCGTTCACGTTTTTTGATGTGCTCACGAGATCATACAATTGTGGCGAAATTGTGGCGAAATTGTGACCATTTGTTCCAGGTATGTTCCGCGCACAACCCGGTGATCAACAACCCAGACGTGCCACCCGTCAAAGTTGAACACACACCCACCGAGTACAACCGTGTCCGAGTTGGGTGCCGGAGAGGGGGTGGGGCCGGTTGATGGGAGGGTTGTGTTGTGTATAATGACTCTCACCTATCTAACACAACACCACATGGCATTATTTATACACCTTTGTCCCCACTATGTTTGAACGAATTTTAATCAAACGAACTGGGGGCTGTTGTTCAAGGGAGGCGAGAAGTGACTCGTAATCCACACAGACGGAGGTTCTCCTCGTGGAGAGGGGAATATGGGGATAGACACCTTCGGGTTCCGGAACTTGAACTTGATTGGGCGGTGACAAAGAGGACACTCTACATAGACACACCATTCCTTTTCCTGGCACGCAACCCTCAGGGAAGGTGGGCACAGATCAGAGTCAGGTTGCCGTTTCTACGGAAAGTTGGGATGAACTTATTGCTAAGAGGCTGGCGTGACTCGTGATATACAAGATAGTCTAGTTGCAGTATCTGAGGCTCTGCTTGAGCGCAGGAGGTCAGATCCCATCCATAACTTCGAACCCCACCCCAAGCAGAGGATGTTCATAGATGCAGTACTATCTGGGGAATGGGATGAGGTATGGATGTTTGCGGCTAACCGATCTGGAAAGTCAGATGCAGGTGCGTATATCGGTGGGACATTTGCGCGATTCGGTCTGGGTGGGAGGCCAACCTCTGGTTGGGTTTCCTCCCTCGACTTCCCCACTAGCAGGGATGTGATTGAACCTAAGTACTTTGATAATGGGTTTGTGTCCCCTGGTGCTATCCATCCTCCATTCATCCCCAATAGGGAGATTGAGGAGTGGAGAGTTACAGATAGGATCTTGAAGTTGAAGAACGGATCTATTATAGGTTTTAAGAGCGCAGATAGTGGAAGATTGAAATACCAGGGAGCTGAGAAGGACTGGCTCCACTTTGACGAAGAGCACCCCTATGATGTGTACGATGAAGCAACTATACGAGTTGGTGCGGGGAAACTACATATATTCGGAAGTGTAACCTTATTGCCGCCCGAGGGGACTGTTGGTGGCGTATCCTGGATGTATCCCAAGATAATCAAGCCCTGGCAGGATGGAGAGCGCCCCAGGTTAAAGCTGTTCAGCGCCTCTATATACGACAATCCCCATCTCCCTCCTGATGAGATCAGGCGTCTTGAGGCCAAGTATCCAGAGGACTCTGTTGAAAGGAGGATCAGGTTGAATGGGGAGTGGCTCCCTGGAATGGCTGGCGCGAGGGCATACACTGGATTCAATCGCCTCTTGAATGTCAGGAAACAGGCCTCCTACTTCAACCCACGCAGACCTCTTTGCTGGATCTGGGACTTCAACGTGGAACCAATGGTTTCCCTTATAGGACAACAGGATACCAGTCACGGAAGGCAAGTGTTCAGGGTATTTAGAGAGCTTGTCACAGACGAGGGCAGTATACCTGGTATGGTAGAGTGGTTCCGCGAGGTACATCCTCAACATCTTGCTGAGGTCTGGGTGTATGGGGATGCAACTGGTCGCCACCGCACGGCTCAGACACAAGAGAGCAGTTACACGATAATCAGAAACGAAATGAAGACCTATCCCGTTCCTGTAAAGATAAAGGTTCCAGAGGTAAACCCATCTATATCAGACCGTGTAAACGCAGTTAATCTCCTATGTAAGGATGAGATGGGGGAGATCAGGCTGGAGATTGATCCATCGTGTAAGGAGTTGATAGAGGATCTCGAAATCGTCCAGAGGGATGTCAGGAACAAGATAAAAAAGACAACCAACAGGCGTGACCCTTACTTCAGGAGAACGCATACATCTGACGCTCTGGGGTATTGGATTTCATACGAAGCCCCAGTTAGACCCACTCGCCTCTGGACGCGCCACCAACCCAAGACCATTCCCCTTCCCTCATATGGCTCAGGTTAGGTCGTTTGATTTAATTTCGTTCAAACATAGGTGAATGTATGGACAGCGGGAAAGTCACAGGATAATATCAGAAGGTGCCCCCTGATGAACAGGACTTCATCCCCTGCCGTTGCTGTGGCGTCCCTCTTGAACCGGGAGGCCACAGGGCGATTGGAGTTTGTCCTTGGTGTCTTGCCAAAAACGAGTTTCAGGTTATAGAGATCCCTAAGCCCCATTATGGCAGCTCCACGACGTAGAGCAGGAGATGACCGCCCTGTTGCCCAGGGGGTTGATCTCACAGTTATAGATGCGATAAACCAGTACCGCCATGAGGCGGATCAGGCGCGTAAGGAGCGTGTCAGGCTAAACAAGGTGAACCGGGATGCCTATCTTGGTATCCAGGACTGGTCAAAGAAGACCAAGGGGCAGAGTAAGGAGTTTCTCCCTAAAACACCCGTTGCAGTTGAGCAGTTTTCAGCTTTCATAAAGCGCGCCCTGATCCAGTTCGGAGACTGGTTCTCTGTTGAGATTGTGGAGGGGGTTGAGCAGTTAATAACTCCGGAACAGATTAGAAAGTTAATCCTCTGTTATCTAAACAACCTCCCTGTGGGCCCTCAAGATAGCACATCGTTCCCCTTGGTTGTATCCGACGGGGTTAAGATGGGGCTCCTTGAGTCCCTTATCATCCTCAAGGTGTACGGGAGGAACGTAAAAGAGAGGAAGTTCTTTGTTGAACCTGGTATACCTCTTGTAGATGCACAGAGTGGTCAAGTTACACAGGGCACCCCTGAACTCAAGTCGGACGAGGTATCTTCCTGGAGGTTGAGGATAGACAATATAGCTGCGGAGGACTATTATCCTGATCCAACTGGGAGAAGGTTGTACGAGATCCACCGTTCGGAACGTGACCTCTACGACGTTGTTGAGGCTGCAGAGGATGGTATATATGATCTTGCTGCGGTCAACAGTATAGAGGTCGACTTCGCACGAACTGAGGACGAAAAGCGCAAAAAGCCGGAGGTCGCCCCTGATAGTCCGCTCGCGCCCGATTTCAGGAAGCGTGTCGTCATAGATGAGTTCTGGGGAACAATTCTTGGCCCAGATGGAAGAGTTGTAACCAAAAACGTCCTCGCTGCTGTAGCAAATGAGAGGTATCTAATCCGTCCCCCTGAGCCCAACCCGTTCTGGCACCAAGAGAGCCCTTTTATTGCAGAACCCCTCTTGCGCGTTCCCCTATCAGTGTGGCACAAGGCCCTATACGATCACGGATCTCCCCTCAATCTCGCTCTCAACCAACTGTTCAACCTCATGCTCGATGGGGGGATAGCGGGTGTGTGGGGGGTGAAACAGTTGAGGTTGGACAAACTGATTGAACCATCTCAGGTGTCAGGTGGTATACCTCAAGGGGAAACCCTCATCATAGACAGTGATACACCAGCGGGTGTGAAGGTCTTGGAGACTGTAACTGAGGGGGAGGTTCCTCCAGACACAATGGCTGTGTTTGAGATGTTGGTTAGGGAGTTTAACGCAGCTGTGCTTGCCAACGAGATTAGTCTGGGTCAACTCCCCCCTAAGCAAGTCCTCGCCACAGAGATTGTCGAGGCTCAACAGAGCCAAGCGATCACACTCGACGCTCTGGCTTCTGATCTTGAGAGCGGTCTGATGAAGAAGGTTATCAGGAAGTCCTGGCTCACAATTCTTCAGAACGCAGATGATCTCTCAAGCGAACAGGTTGTAGGGGCTATAGGTCCAAGAGCCGCTATGGCACTCCTTCGCCTCTCTCCCCCTGAACGCTTTGCCCTATTCGCCACCCGCTGTCAGTTTAAGGTAAGTGGTCTCTCTTCAACCCTCGGAAGGGTTAGGGACTTCCAGAAGTACATGGCCCTCATGCAAGCGGTGATGGTCAACCCCATGCTGATGCAGGTGTTCGCTAAGAAGTTCAGCGCTGAGAAGACCCTCAAGTGGTTGATGAAGTCCCTCAATATTGACCCTGAGAGTATGGAGAAATCACCTGAGGAGCTGGCTCGTCTAGGCCAGGACATGCGGGAAATGGCTACGGTCTTCTCTGGACTTGCTGGACCTGGAAGTAGGACTGGCGGCGCAGGCCCGAGTGCGGAGCAGACTGGTGAGCCTGCTCTACCTGCTGAAATTAACCAAGCGGCTAATCCAATGACTGGTATGGTGA